AGTTGCCGCTGAATCCAGCTTTTTTTATTTATATTACTTTACAAAGAACCTATTAACTTATTGCCCCTATAGCAGAGGCCTTTAATCATAAATACGAATAAAAGTATATAAGTGCAATAAAAATATCTGCATCTGCCCCAAACTCTTGGCTGTTAATAATCGCTCAATAACTACTTCATTATTCATTTGAAACTCCCTGAATGAAAAAAACCGATGCTGGAATGCATGAGGCCCACAGTACCCCGCTGGCCTTACGGCACAGCGATTCCGACACCGGTTTAATTTGATGTAACAATGTTGTTAATTTCTTTGCTGTCGATTTTGATAGGTGTCGGAATTTTTCCGCATAACATAACTTTAGCCAAAGTCAAGGCCAGATGCAATTTTTAGTGAAAATAAATGGCAAAACAACGATATTGAGCTAAAAACAGGCTTTTTGACATTTAGTTATTAAGACAAACGACCAGAAAAATTAAATAATTATTTTGCTTGCCAAGCGTTTGTGATTATCGTATTTGTAAATGATAGCATGAAAGACAATGCGCCAAAAGAAGGGAGTCGTGGTGTAGTGCGACCAATCGCTCGCAGCGGGGTGGTCCGTAATCCGGCGGACCTGAGCGGCTCAAAGCGGATATACAATGAGCTTGGCACCACTTGCGACAAGTCATATATGAGTCTAAGATAAACAAACCTACTGTCTCAGGCGCAGAAGGTAATTATCCGTTTTAACCCGCTCATTTATGAATGTTAGATAGATACTTAACAAGAGTGATTAGTTAAATAAGAAATGTATTAAATGAAGAAAACAAATAGAAAAGTTAAGTAAATATATAACAATGGCAAGACCAAAAAGACAGTTTACTGACGAAGAAATACAAAAGATAGAGCAATATGCGCGTAATAACTGCTATGATCGTACCATAAGCACAGCTCTGGATATTCCTATAAATACGCTTAAAAGGCGTTTCGGCACAAAGATAAGGCGATGGCGTGCTCAAGGCAAGGTAGAACTGCATCAATATCAGCGAGAGCTGGCTAAGACCAACGCAACTATGGCCATATTCTTAGGCAAGAATGAGCTGGGGCAGACAGACAAGCAGACGGCTGAGGTCCAGGTCAAGAACGTGGAGATTAAAGAGGAAGAGAGAGAGGCAGTAGAGGCAGCCGCCCAGGCGTACAAGCTTAGGCTGGCTGGGGCTTAGGACATGGACAGGACAAAGCACAAGTGCAAGATATGCCATAAGCCCTTGCGGGACAGCACTTTAGCTATATGTGTTATGTGCTATAAAGAAAAAAGCATGCTTAAAGGCCAGGCCGGGGGCCGGGGAAGGCCTGGGCGGGGCGAGCTTAAAGTACCTATTGATGGCTGAAAACTTCGAAAGCCATAGTCCTTAATTATGCTTGACAATATTTAGATAAAGATTAATGAAAAAATCTTGGTTATATAATCCTAAAGCTACGCATACAGTCATAAATTGTGAGGGATGCGGACGAGATACAACGTCAACATCACCATTTGGTTTATGTTATCGCTGTAGAAGGCATGGCGAACAGCAAATGCCAAGAGAAATCAAAGACAGGCACGTTTTTCGCATAGACGGAGACCCAGTCTGCGTTCGACTTTTTGATGAATAGGGATATATTATAATGAATAAAAATCCTCATTTCTATCGAAATAATAGGGAAAATAGATTTGGATGACGACTTTAACATAGAGGATTACATATGGTGGCTTTTTGGTGGATAGTCGGCCTGATATTCGGGTTATTCATTGGTCTGGTTATCGGCTTTAATGCCGGTGAATACAGGCAGTACGCAAAGACCATGCACTATGTAAGTCATTATTGCAAGGAAGTTTACGGCGAATTGATGAAGTTGAGGCCATGAGCATAAGCGACTTATGCAAAGATATAAAGAAAGAGGAAGACAAGTTTTTGCGTTTGCTTTTAGCTTGTTGTTGTATGATGAGCAATCGCATAGGTCATTGTGCTTGCTCTTCTGATAATCTTTGCCGATGCTGTGAGGACGAGAAAAGCCTGCTTGACAGGATAAATTGTGAGACAGGCGGCAGATTAAAGGACTTGAAGCCATGAAAGACAAAATTTATTTCAAAATAGCTAATTTAATGCCGAAAAGGCTGGTAATGTGGTGTGCTATTCGTCTTATGGCTCATGCAACACAGGGCAGATATAGCCATCAAGAAGTTCCGAAGCTGGATATAATAACGGCATTGAAGCGATGGGAAACTGCACAAAGAAGGACTTGAAACCATAACAATGCCTAAAGGCCAAACCAAAAAGAGTGGCCGTCCGAAGCATAAGGGCGGCAGGAGAAAGAGAAAATGGGCCAGGGCAAAGTAGATAGAACCGCCTGGTGGCATTACAAGATGACGATGGCCGGAGTTGCCGGTATGTCTGCTGGTTTAAGGGACAAGAAGCGCAACTTGGCCGAGCAGCAGAAATTTGACGAATTGGTACGTAAAGGCGTAATAATTCCTAACTTACGAAGGACATCGACAGTGATATGATGTATAACTAATTTTCCTTCCCCGCTGGGAAATAAGCAACAAATAACGGCTGTGTAGGAGCCTACACCTCTTACCAGCCGTTTTTTTGTTGCGCTGAATTATGTCAGAATTACTTGAAAAAGCGATAGCTTCAGACCCAATGGTATGGGCGAATGAGCGCAAAATCATACTCAGGGACGGGATTCAGTTCTCGCTCAATGGCATGAAGTACCTTTTTGATATAGTCGGGTGCAAAAAGAAAATAGCCAACTGCAAGAAGGGCTCGCAGATGTGCCTGACGACCGCCATGTTCCTGCGGGCTATTCATTCCTGCTATTATCGCGTCTATGACCAGAACATAATGTATATGATGCCTACCAAAACCGCCGTTGAAAGGCTTTCTCAGGTCTCTTTTGACCCCATATTTCAATTTAATCCCTGGATAATGCGCAAAGGGGATACCAATACGACCATGTGCAGGGAGATAAACGGCCGTTCCATCGTAATGGTCGGCGCCCAGCCCAAAAAGGTCGGCGGTTCGAGTACCAAGGACACCGACAATCTGCGCTCTATCCCCTGCGATATGATAATGCGGGACGAGCTGGATTTAATGGACGCTGATATGGTCTATATGTCCAAGCAGAGGTTAAAAAGGTCAAGATTCGGCCACGAGGTCAATTTCGGCTCCCCGACCTACCCGCAGTACGGCATAGACCTCAGATACGAGGAATCAGACCAGCACCGCTGGCAGATTAAGTGCCGAACCTGCGGAAAACACACCTGTTTGGGCGATACTTTCCCGAATTGCATTATCCAGAAGGCCGGAAGGTGGTTCAGGTCTTGTATGCACTGCCACGGCGAAATATTCGTTGGAGATGGCCACTGGGAGGCGGTTTATCCCGACCGCCGGGAGGCCGGATTCTGGGTTTCGGGCCTTTTATCACCCCTGGCTGATATAGATGAATATATGTACCAGTACAACAAAATCGAAGGCTCCGAGATGAGCGAATTTATGCGATCCACCCTCGGTATAGCCACTACCGAGGCCGAAAACCAGCTTACCGAGCAGACTGTCATCTCCCGCTCCACGAATAACGAAAACCAGATGGTATCGGTGGGCGAGACGGTTATGGGCGTGGATATAGGCAAGATGATTCACGTGGTGGTGGGCATCCGCAGCGGAAGGGAGTCCTACGACATACTTTGCATCCGCCGAGTACATAATTTGAGGGATTTGCACGATATTGCCGTGAAAATGAACGTCCACGTAGCGGTCATAGACTCCGGCCCGCACGACCACGGAGTTCGAGAGTTCCAGAAGACCGAACCTTATACCGTTTGGCTCTGCCAGTATTCGGAGCAGATGCCGGGCCAGCCGGTGCGCGACCGCAAGCAGGGAATAATCAAGTGCAACCGCAACGAATGGTGCGATAAGGTTCATACCACTTTTTCCGAGAACAATATCCGCATTCCGAGAGTCTCGCCGGAGATAGAGGAGTACGCCCGCGAGATGACCCGAACGGCCAAGACTGTTATCGAGCATCCCGACACCGGCCTGCCCAAGCCCAGATGGATAAAGCTCGGCTCAGACCACTATTTTCACGCGACTTTATATTTTCTACTGGCCGCCTCCCAGCAGTCGCCCCGCCAGAGGTATCAGGCCAGAATTAACCGTCCCACTCACAGTTTATTGAAATGGAGCTAACTATGAATGTAATCAAAAATATCGAATTAGATTTAGGCGGCAAGAAAATAATCCTGAATAGGAAGCAGACACCAACACGGCAACCATAAAAATAGCCTAAGAAATGGAGCTAATTATGCCACTACCCAAAATAGTTAAGCTATATCAAATTATGGATAAACTGAGGTGGAAATGGGTCATAGCAAAGGGAAATAGATTGGAAGCGAGACGTAAATACGATGAGGCGGCCATGAATTATTATAACGAACGCTGGAAACAAATGAAATGGAGCTGATTATGCCACTAACAAAAAAAGGACAAAAAATTAAACGAGCAATGGTAAAGCAATACGGCAAAGAAAAAGGCGAACGGGTTTTTTACGCCAGCCAGAACAAGGGAACGATAAAAGGTACTCATAAGTGAAATGTTTAAGGTGCAAGAGCCGGGGAGACCCGAATCCGCCCGACTACAAGCTGCATCAGCAGAATAAGGATGTTGTCGCCATGATATGTCCGAAATGCCGCCACGTACGCGGCCACATTGAGAACAAAAGGAGATAAAATGACCGAGCAAGAAACAATTTCAAATGCCCCTATTTGTGCCACCCAGACCTGCAAGAGACCGCTGACTTACTTGAAGGAATCGAGATGCTGGCGATGCCTGATTTGCAATCCCCTGCCCAAAAAGGTGGAAGCACCGCCCCAGAGCGAGCATAAGTATGTCGATGTAAAAATGACGGAGGATAGGGTAAGAGAAATCGTCCGGGACGAGTTGCAAAACTGGCATATCCAGCAACCGCCCGTAACCAGAGCGGAAATAAACCAGCTGCCCGAATCCCAGAGCTTTGCCGAGCCCATCGAGGAGAACTGGCGGCAAAAGGCCAAGAGGCTGGGCATTCCCATCCAGAAAGAGCCGAAAGGTTCGGGAATGAGAAAAAAAGAAGATGTACTGGCTGACATAGCCAGATTAACTGAAAAGTCCTCCGATGAGGACAATAACGACTCGCCGGTAACGGCAGAGAAAGGAGGCCAATAATGGCTACTTATGCAAGTACAG